CTGCTCAAGCAATGCAAAATTTGCAGGCTTGCCCTGCTCAAGCTTTGTGTAACGCAGATAGCTCTCGCTTGAAGAGCCTCCCTCGTTTTCATTGCTTAGAATTGAAAGATAAGAATCGGATAGATTCACGTTGAGTTGCCTCTTTAGTTGCCGCGCTCGGTAACGAACGCTCCAGCAGGCTAGGTCAGGCGTGTACGTCGTGTCAACCTGAGGTAGGATAAAAAAATTCCGACCGCTCCTCGCCATGCAGAAGGCGAAAATTGGTCGGAATTGTCACACACACTCTGGAATACTACACGATGTTTTCGGATTTCGTCAAGACCCTGCCTCAAGAATTGGTTTACGCCGCCATATATCGCAAGGGCGCGCTTAAGCCCCCTTACGGCAAGGTCGCAGCAGGTAAAGAGCCGACCCAAGAATCTTTTGATTTCAAACTCGGTCCCGCTGATATTGCTCTTGCTGCTCAACGCAACCCTGATATTCAAGCAGTCGGCATATTCACCGGAATACGTGGTAACGGCATTGTCATCCTTGATGTTGATCGCAACCTCGACAAAGTTCTCACCCTTTATGGCGACACGCTTGAAGGTGCTCCAAAAATCACCTCAACCAGGCAAAATGCTGCTAAATATATTTTTCAAGTCCCCAAAAATCTCTGGAATCAAGTCGAAGGTCGTGGACTTGGCAAAGAAGATGATTACGAAATTTTGTGGAATGACAAACGACAAGGCGTTATCCATGGTGCTTATCCCGGCGGCAAAGTATCCGTTCCAGGGCAATACCACCTAGAAGGTGACCTGAACAGCATTCCTGTCGCTCCTGACTGGCTGCTGGCTGAAATGAAACAGCCGCCTAAGGCCATGATTAAACGCGACCTTGATTTCTCTGATCGGACTCAGGATGAAGTCTCCCAAATTATTAGAGACTGCCTAAAAGTTATCCCGACTCAAGGCAGAGGCAGTCGTGAGCATTGGGTAAAGGTTGGCATGGCAATTCACTCAGCCTTGCCCAATGATCTTGGTCTTGTCCTTTGGTCAGCTTGGTCAGCAGAAGATCCTGAATTTGCTGATGAATGGGCTGGTGATGAAAATCCCTGTGAAGACCCGTGGTATTCCTTCAAAGGCGCTGGTGTCGGTCTTGGCACTCTCATCTGGATGGCAGACCGTGCTGACCCAGAGAGGCATCGATTTTCGGAAGACCTCAAAAAAATCGTAGGTGACGCTGAACAAAAGAAAATTCAGGAATA